TGCTTGCAAGACATTTTTAATTGATGGACATCAGATTTATAAAATTGTTTAACTCTTTCCAAGGTTGACAAAGAAATACCGTGGTGAAATTCAAGATCTAAAATTGCCTCGTCCTTTGCAACGCGGCACTCGTAATATTCCGAATTTAACTTTTTTAAAGAAAATTCGTTTTCAGCCAACATCCAAGCTATTTTGTCCGAGTTAAGCGTAATTCTGGTTAACAGCCGAGCAATATCTACCGCTTGTGTTGGGTCAAGTTTTTGAAATGGAGATTCAACCTTGTGCAAACATTTTGAAAATTCAATTTCTTTGTTCTTCTTGAAAATTACAACTTTTTCGCACCGATTGTTGTTAAAAAAATTCTTTCCAACTCTTACGGCGTCAGACTTGTAATAATGATTTTCACAATAGATTAATTCTTCAGCTTTATTTTTTAAGGCAACCATCCAACGATTATCATCTGGTTGATCTTCATCATAGGAGACCTCAGTTAAATACCAATTATCTTCAAACAAATCATGGTAATTGTTTTTCATCACTCAACCCCCTTTAACTTGTCCTGACGGTGGTTCAGAAGGCTCAAAACATCAGGCAGAATCTGCTTGTGATACTCGTCAAGATTGGTGTCCGTTTGCAGAAGCTTTTGGATTGTGATCCAAGCCTCCAATAATTCCATTCTGGTTGGTTCCATATTCTATACTCCATATTGCTTTACCAATTTGTTCAACCACTTGAGGCACTACCGCATTGCCTAGCTGTTTAAGTCTGTGTGACCTTCTGGGAACCCCATTAGCCACTCGACCCACGTTGGGTTCAACTGCCCATCTTGGCTTGTCCTGACCACTTCTTCCAGATTCCCGTGAGAAGTTTCCGATCCCCGATACCTGTTCTTTGGAGCTCCTTTTGCTGATCCCGAAAGCGGTGTGGGCCACATTTTCACCTGATCTTGCAGTCTTATCTGTATCTTGTGACCGCTTGGTCTCGTTGTCTTGCCTTCCAATAACGCTTTCGGAGTCCCGCCCTGATCGGCTGCTGGCGTTCTCCACCATCCGCTGTTCATGCTTGGTGCCATTTGATTCGCTGTCGCTGTTGGCGTGTGCAATAATCCAGACTCGATCCCTTCTGTGGTGAGCATCGACGGCACAAGCTGGAATAACAAACGGCCTTGTGGTGTAGCCCGCTGCTTCCAAGTCAATGAGCACTTCGTCGAGGCCCATATTGATGTGCCCAGCAACATTTTCTCCAATGACCCAATCGGGCCTGAGTTCTTGGATAAGCCTAAACATTTCAGGCCAGAGGTGACGGTCATCTTCTGCGCCACGCCGTTCTCCTGCAACGCTGAAGGGTTGGCAAGGGTATCCTCCGCAAATAAGTCCGATGTCATGTATTCCATTATCTAGGAGCTCCTGTTTGTTTAGCGTTCTAACGTCAGAAAAAATAGGCACTTCAGGCCAATTTTTTTTTAACACTTTCTGCGCTTCTTTGTCGTATTCACAGAAAGCGGCTGTTTCAAATCCAGCAGCCTCCAGGCCTAAACTGAATCCACCAATACCAGAAAATAAGTCTAGCACCCTCATTCGCCAGCCTGGCAGTCAGGTTTAAGATTCTTGTAATCAGGCCAAAAACCAGAACAGACGTTGTACGTATATTCACCGTCTATCATGGTTTGGTGCTCAAAGTCTTGGCTAGACACAAGCAATACAAGCAAAAAAACAATTAGGCCAATACCGATTTTAGTAATCCGATTCATAAAAACCCCTTTTCAGTGTTTGAAAGTGCAACCTGTTTAGCCAGCTCAACCTCTTCTACCTCCCATTTTTCCGCAAGGTGCTTTGCTGTTTCATTGAAGCTGTTTTTGCGAAGTTTCTTAGGAGTAGAAATCCACAGCTGTAAAACGTGGACTAATGAGTCAAAATTCTCTGAATGGTGGTGAGCCATGTTCTTCCCTTTTATGTTTATGAAAGATAGCTTTTTAATTTCATGCCTATGCGCGGACGAATTTGCTCAATTGCTTCATCAAGCATTGACTGTGACGATAGACCAATTGCATCGTTCATCTCCCATGTAAGCCATTCAGCATCCTCAACATCATCGCAGAAAAAACAGCCTTTAAAGCCATCTGCCATTGTAAGAACAACGCCTAATTTGCATTGCTCCGCGAGGGCAATACTTTGAATTTGAATTGATGCAGTTGCTTCTTTCATCTTTTTTCCCTTTTTATTTATTGTTGAAACACTGTTTATTCTAATCATCTTGCAATGATTGTCAACAAAACTTTTGACATAAACATAACATTAATAAAATGGGATATACTTGCTTAGTTTCAAAGAGAAATTGACCGATGATTGAAATAACTAGATTTGCTTTATTGCCAGATCGAACTTTGGGGAAAGCCGTTTATGGAGAGCATGTTTTTTGGACTATCGAGAAACCTTGGAAAGATAACGAACCGTTTATATCTTGTATACCAGAGGGCTACTATCGACTTGGCAGGAGAAATTCGCCAAGATTCGGCCCAAATGTCTGGGAAGTGCTTGAAGTGCCTAATCGTACTCATATACTCATCCACGTTGCTAATACTGCTGATGATGTCGTGGGCTGTATTGGGTTTGGGTCAAGCGTATATGCGGATCTTGGCGGCGTGGGAAGCAGCCGTAAAGCGATGAATCAATTCGAGCTTGCGAGCCAAGAACTAGAAAATGAGGAGCTTATAATCAAGCACAGTTTTATAACTTAGAGAGGAGGGGGCATGCAAACCTTAGAGGTCAAATATTTATCAGTCGATGAGTTGCTGCCATACGACAAAAACTCACGCACACATAGTGATTCACAAATACTGCAAATTGAAAAAAGTATCAAAGAATTTGGGTTTACGAATCCATTATTGATCACAGAAAATAATGAGATAATTGCAGGGCATGGTCGGTTATCAGCAGCTAAAAATCTAGGACTAGATGCAATACCAACTATAGTTCTATCTAATCTCACTGAAACGCAACAGCGAGCTTATGTCATCGCTGACAATCAATTAGCGTTAAACTCAGGTTGGGATATATCCTTGTTAAGTGAAGAGCTGACAATGCTTGATGAAGTAGGTCTTGATATTTCACTTTTAGGTTTTGACGATAATGAAATTGCAGAACTTATGGGAATTTCACCATATTTTGAGCCAGCAACAGAAAAAGAACAAGGTAAGTTGGACGAGTTAGATCCTAAGTGGATCGATTGCCCTCATTGCGGCAAAGAATTTGATTTGCGAAAGCATGGGTAAAGTCAATCTGAAAATAGACTGGGCAAGCCATCAAGCAGCTAAATATGCGTGCGAGAATTGGCATTATAGTAAAAGCACGCCCGTGCCGCCTTTAGTAAAAATAGGCGTTTGGGAAGATAAAAAATTCGTGGGTGTATTGATATTCAGTCGAGGAGCAAGTAGCAATTTATTAAAGCCATACAATTTGAAACAAACGGAGGGTTGCGAACTCACAAGAATAGCTCTGTCAAGTCACAAAACAAACGTTTCAAGAATTGTGAAAGTCGCAATCGGATTTTTGAAGAAAAAGAGCCCTGCACTGCGGCTAATAGTTTCATTCGCTGATCCGCAATACGGGCATCACGGCGGCATTTATCAAGCTGGTAATTGGATCTATGCGGGCAAAACATCAAAAGGGAAAGAGTTTTGGTTGAATGGTAAGAGGCTGCATTCAAGACAAGTCTCAGAAAAAGGTTGGAATATACAACAAGGCATGAAAAGAAAAACCGCAAAACCGTCTGAATGTGAAATAATCGAAACTGAAGGAAAACATCGATACCTTATGCCGCTGGACAAAAAGATAAAAAAGCAAATAATGTGCTTATCACAACCGTACCCAAAGCGGGCAAAAGAAGCAGGCGCTGCAGTACCCCTGTAGCACTGGGCGGTGCGACTCCGACCTGTCCGCTCCAATTATTAATATGGCCAGACCTCTGAAAGAAATAGATTGGCAACAAGTAAATCAAATGTGCGCTATTCACTGTACAGGTGAAGAGCAAGCAGCAGTTCTTGGCATCGATTACGATACCTTGAATTCAGCCTGTAAGCGTGAACATAAAATGAGTTTTTCGGACTATTTCAAGCAAAAGGCCAGCCACGGCAAAATGAGCCTGAGACGGAAGCAGTATACGACCGCGATGGACGGAAATACGACTATGCTAGTATGGCTCGGAAAAAACTGGTTAGGACAGCGGGATCAGCCAGAATCGGAGCCTGTTGATCTACAGCCCATAGTTATACAGAGAGCCGATGAAGCTGACCAAACCCCAAGATGACATCTTCTTCAATGACTCGCGGTTCAGGGTCGTTGTAGCGGGTCGTCGATTTGGTAAAACCTTCTTATCAACCTATGAGCTGCTGAAGCACGCGCTGCAAGGCAAGTCTCAGAATTGTTGGTATGTTGCCCCTACGTATAAGGCAGCGAAAGAAATAGCGTGGAACATGCTTATTGACGCTATACCTGACGGTTACATGACCAAGAAAAACGAGACAGCGTTGAGCATCGATTTGCGTAACGGCTCAAGCATAGCCCTCAAGGGCGCAGAAAAGCCCGACAATCTGCGAGGACGGGCGCTAGATTTTTGCGTATTGGATGAGTTTGCTGATATGCGTCCTGAAGCGTGGCATGAAGTGTTGCGGCCATCATTATCTGACAGGCGCGGAAACGCGTTATTTATTGGCACACCTAAAGGCAGAAACCACTTCTACGACCTGTGGACGAGGGGCGTAGACGGCCAAGAATCATGGGAAGCCTTCCAATATACGACGATTGATGGCGGCAACGTTGACCCTGACGAGATAAGAGCAGCCAAAAACGACCTTGACGAAAGAACATTTCAGCAAGAATACGAGGCTCGATTCGTCAATTACAGCGGGATTATCTATTACGCATTTAGCCGCGAGCAATCAGTCAAACCGTATAATGCCTCAGTCGATGAGCTACATATCGGTATGGATTTCAACGTCGACCCCATGTCGGCAGTTGTCTGCGTTAGGAATGGCGGCACGTTGCACGCCATAGACGAGATCGTAATGTATGGCTCAAACACCGATGAGATGGTGGACGAAATCAGGCAAAGGTATAGGCAGAACGCGATCACGATATATCCTGATCCCGCATCTGCCCAGCGGAAGACTTCAGCCGGTAGTCGGACCGACTTAAACATATTACAAAACGCAGGGTTTCGGGTTAAAGTACGCAGTAAGCATCCTGCAATACGTGATAGGATAAACAGTGTCAACAGCCGACTGTTATCTAGTCAGCAACAACGGCGGTTATTTGTTACGCCAAACTGTAAAAACGTAATCAACAGCTTGGAGCGTCAAACGTACAAAGAAGGCACCAGCCAGCCAAATAAGGATGACGGGTTCGATCACATGAATGATGCACTCGGCTACTTAATCGAATATATGTTCCCCATTCGCAAGGAACATGAAACGCCACAGCCTACGAGGTGGACTTAATGCGATTTTTAGAATATCAGCACCCCGATTATGACATACACGAGCAACGGTGGGAGTTATACCTTCGCTCATATCTAGGGGGCGAGGATTATCAGAACGGGTCATATCTGACCGCATATCTTAACGAATCAAAAGACGAATACAGCAGAAGGGTTGCATTGACTCCTGTTGATAACCACTGTCGCAATATTGTGCATATATATTCGTCGTTTTTGTGGAGGGTTCCACCTGTCCGCAATTTTAACGGCCTGACTAACAACCCCGCGCTGGAGTCATTCGTTGACGATGCCGATCTTGATGGAATGAGCTTTAACAGCTTTATGAAGCAAGCACAGATCTGGTCATCTGTTTATGGGCATGTATGGATTTTGGTTGATAAGCCGCAGAGCAATGCACAGACACGCGCAGAAGAGCTAGATCAAGATATTCGGCCCTATGTGACCTTATTCACGCCTGAAAATGTATTTGACTGGAAATATGAGCGCACACCTAGCGGACGATTTGAGCTGACCTATCTGAAGTTAAGGGAATCAATCGACAGGGAAGACGCAACCACAACGGTTAGCTATTACAGGTTGTGGCGCAAAGATATCATCGAGTATTGGAAAGACGACGGTCACGCAGAAACCAAGATCGAAGAGATACCCAATCCGCTGGGCAAGATCCCTGCGGCATTTCTACCCGCAGCGCGTAGCGTTGTTAGAGGGATTGGTATAAGTGATCTAAGCGACGTTGCGCTAATGCAAAAAGCAATTTACCAAGAGCTTAGTGAGATCGAGCAGCTTATCAGGATCAGCAATCACCCTTCGTTGGTTAAGACCTACGACGCAGACGCGAGTGCTGGGGCAGGATCGGTTATTAACTTGTCTGAGGATAGCGACCCTGGCTTGAAACCTTTCCTATTACAACCTAGCGGTCAGAATATCGACTCAATCAGAGCAGCAATTAAGGATAAGGTCGAAGCGATCAACAAGATGGCGCACATGGGTGCGGTTAGGGGGACTGAAGCACTAACCCAATCAGGCGTAGCAATGCAGACCGAGTTTCAGATGCTTAACGCCAAGCTATCAGAAAAAGCCGATTTGCTTGAACTTGCCGAGGAGCACATCTGGGGTTATTTCTGCAACTGGCTAGGAATTACGCCTGACGTTGAGGTTTTCTACCCTGATGCTTTTGATCTGCGCGATTACGAGAAAGAGTTAATATTCTTGCAGCAAGTCAGAGCCAGCGGCGTGCCTTCTACCACTATGCAGCGCGAAGTTGATAAACAGATCGCTGACTTAGTATTAGACGATGAGAAGCTGTCAGAAGCACACAAAGAGATCGAAGCACAAACCCGCGTCATAGGACAGTTTCCGATACAGGCTGAATAATGGCGGCCAATGACGATTATGCTGACTTTTTAGAGCGGCTAACTGACGAACATCAGCGCCGCTTGTCTGGCGTATTGCAAACGCTAGAGGGCAATATTGCCTCCTACGTAAACAGCGCACCCGATACAGATGGACAACTGTTCGACCTTGAATGGTCGTTACAGGCTAGGCAAGAGGTCCGCAGGTTAATTGAAGTTGATTTCTTGCAAGAGGCGCAAAGCGTAATTGACGAATATATCGGGGTGGCTAACAGCCAGTTTGCAATGCTGTCTGAGTACGGCGCATTTACACGGGTAGCACCAGAGACCATCCAAGCCTTGCAGCAGCTTAGCTTTCAAGGCTTTCAGGCCATAGCCGATCAGCAATTGGACACCCTTGCAACTGGGATCTACCAGTCAACGCTAACAGGACGCAGTAAAAACGACCTTATCAAAGAGCTACGTGGGCAGATAAACGGCGTATACCAGCAAGCAGACGACGAAGAAGCTCGTCAATTGGTAGAAATAGCGCAGACCGCAACAGGTCAACGGCAGCAGGATGCAATAGATAAACTGCATAGCATCTATGCCCGAGATAGGCTGGGCAACAATATGCGCCGCTATGCTACGCAAATGGCAAACGATAGCCTCGCTCAATATAGCGCATCCATTACCAAGGCAACCGCAAACGAGGCGGGTGTAACTAAATTTCAATACTACGGTGATGTGATACGTGACAGCCGTGAATTTTGCCGCAATAATGTAGGCAAGACGTTTACTGAGGAAGAAATAAACAGTAAATGGCAGGGATCGTGGGCTGGTAAAGCACCAGGAGATCCTTTTATAGTAAGAGGCGGCTATAACTGTCGTCACCATTGGCTCCCAATCGTGGAGGATGAATGAGCAAAGAATTAGATAGAGCTAGGAACCTATGTGCCAGAAGGCCGATACCACCGGCGATCAGGCATCTAATTGAGCCGCTAGAAGCCAACGCGCCTGACAGCGAAAGCGCAGACTTTGCAGAATTGCACGCAGTAATTGATGAATTGCTGCCTATCGAAAAACCCAAAGCCAAAAGGAAACAGAAAGATGCCGAACCATTACGGACAGAAGAAGTCGAACAAGAAAAAGAAGAAAAAGCCGATGAGGAAATAAACTAGCTTAACCTAGAATTTATGGGTTAAACTTCCCGCAATACTCATTAGAGGATAATCGTTACGTGAGCGAAGAAATCATGGAAAGTGTCGAAACTGAAACGACCGAAACCATTCAGGACCAGAAGACTTTTACGCAAGACGAGTTAGACCGAATTGTTGCTGATCGCATAGCGCGAGAACGTAAGAAAGCGGAAAAGAAACTCGAAGGGATAGACCTCGAAGAAGCACGTAAAATCATGCAGGAGCGTGAGCAAGCGGAGCTGGAACGCCAAAAAGAACGCGGCGATTTTGAGAATATCCTGAAGCAGACCGTCGAAAAGAAAGATATGGAGATAACGGCGTATAAGCAGAAGCTGCAAGAGACCTTGGTCGATGGATCATTACTCAACGCAGCCAGCAAACATGACGCAGTATCACCAGATCAAGTATCGCAACTGCTGAAAGGACAAGTACGACTCGCTGAAGATGGCGGGGTTGAAGTGCTAGATCCTCAAGGTACGCCGCGATATAGCGAAAGTGGCAACATGCTTACAGTAGATGAGTTAGTTGCTGACTTTTTAACAGCTAATCCGCACTTTGTCCGCGCCTCAACAGGTGGGACGGGAAGCAGAGGAAATGCTGGTGGCTTGACTCCGAAGCCTGTATCGGTGGCTGATATGGTCGATAACTGGAACTCTGGCGGCAGGGAAGCCTACGCTGCCATGAAGAAGGCGAATTGACCCAATTAACCCTAATCAAGTTTTGGAGAACTACCAATGGCTGCTACAACTAGTACAACTTTAGACGATTTATTCGTCAACATTATCGCTCAGGCACGATTCACTGCTGAAGAGCAATCCCTAATGATGGGTCTTGTTACCCGTTACGACATCGGCGCT